GTCGCTTGAGTTTCGTGATGCCCGCAAGGGTGTTACACAGATCCAGGAGGGTTTGGTGTATAAGTCAACGATGTTCCAGATCGGAATGTGCGGCGCGCCACTGTTGTTGGCGAACGGTATGATGATTGGGATACATGTTGCAGGTGTGGCAGGCAGGAAGATTGGGCGTTATGTGTTCCGTGATGAGATGATGGCGATGGAAGCGGACAAATTGGACATGCAAGGGAACACTTTTTGGTTTCCAAAGATGATCGATGTGCTAACGTCATTGATGCCAAACTATGTTGATAGTGTGTGTAATGGATCTGGAGTTGGCCCCGTGAGGTCAAAGAAGGTGAAGACGCATATTATTGGAAATGGCGAGTTGAACAGAGTGTTTGATCCACCTGCGCCAATGAAGTATCCAGCCCATATGGGTTGGAGGCGGATTGGGCCAGATGTGATTGAACACCCAGGGGTGTTGGCGGCGACTGATTGGGCTGAGAAGAGCGATAGGAAGATTGTGATACCAGAAGGTGAGTTGAATGATGTTGTTGAGGCTATAGTGGCACATCTTGTCGGAGTGGCAAAGTTGGCTGCTGTGACACCAGAGATGTGGGATGTTCAGAAGGTTGTGTTGGGGACTGATCGTGCAAGCGGTTTGGACCTGACAAAATCAACAGGACATTGCTCGTTGTTGCGTAGTCCTGTACCAAAATCGTCAGTTTTTACAATTGATGAACAAGGGGTGGCTGGGTTTTTGGATCCGGCAATGGCAACGCTGTACCAGACCGGCCTAAGCGCTTTGATGCGCGGGTCCGCGATGGAGGCGGCTTTTCCCCCTATGGACAGGACGTACAAGATGTCAGACAAGGATGAGTTGAGACCAATGGTTGATGATGTGTTGAAGGCTACACGTGAATTTTGTGGTGCTCCATTGATGTTGACGATGGTCCAGCGAGCGATGTATGGATGGTTGATTGATTTGGTGGCACAGTTTCCGATTGAAACAATGCTTGGAGTTGGCATAAACCCCTCAGGATATGAGTGGGGAGTGTTGGCTGGTAACATTGGAGATGAAGCGGTGGCTGGTGATCTGAAGAAATACGATAGGTCTGTGTGTGCAGCTTTGAAAGAAGCAGCATATAATGTGATGATTCGTGTGACTTAGGAGCTTGGTGGAGCGGCTGATCATGTGACAGGACTGCGTGCATTGTGTGATTCGACAATTGCGGTGCGCGTGTCTTTATTCGACGTGGTGATGAAATTCCCTTCAGGAATTACGTCAGGTATGGTTGGGACGACGATCGTTGGTGGGTTGTGTCATGTGATTGCGCATGTTATGGCGCAGAAACGGTTGAGATTTGTGACGGCGCGTGAGGCTGTGCGCATTGTCAAAGCTGCTGGGTTGATAACCTACAGCGATGATTTTGTGGCGAGCTCACGTTTGATGGATGGGTTGAACATTGAGGACTATGTGAAGCAATTTGCAAGTCTGGGACTGACTCTGACTTCGGCTGAGAAGGCTGGGATCCCTGAGATTGTGCCGATTGACCGGGCCGAGTTCCTCGGTCGGTCATTCAGCTATGATGGGGATTACTGGTTTGCACCATTGCGACCAGAGTCGCTTGGCAATATCTGGAATTATCGATGGGCTGATACACCCCGAGAGGTGGATCATTTTCTTGCTACGATGGGTGGGCTCTTGATTGAGTTTGCTATGCATGGCAGGGAGGAGTTTGAAAGGTTCAGTGAATTGGCTGACAAAATATATCAACACTGGGCTCTTGTTCGAAAGGATTGTGAGTCATATGAAGCGCTTCGAGCGCGGATTAAAAGTGGTGGTGTGTATGTTGGCTTTGTGCAGAAGCGGAAGGACTTGGTGGAACCAGAGGCGAGAGGTGACCCGGAAAGTGCACATGGTGGTGCGCGGCCGAATGCGCAGCAAGCATTTAGAGTGAAGACAGGTGTGGAG